AAGATTCCAAGGACTGGCCCATCTACCTTTTGGCAGCAGGCATAGCTTTTGGAATTACTTTTGGAGTGGCTTGTTTGGGGGCATGGGCGGTCCAGGCAATCTGGCCATCCGTGCCCTTTTGGCCTGCTTCAATTTTGATTTGGCTCGTAATGGGCCTGTTCAATCGCTCATCAAACAGTGCTTCTTAACGACAAGCAAATCAGCATCCTTGCTGAAAATGACATCATTTTCCCCTTTGTTGGAGAAAAGCGCCGTGAACTAGACAATGGCACTAAAGCATTGTCATATGGCCTGTCTCATGCTGGTTACGACCTGCGTCTTTCTCCTGAAGGCTTCATGGTCATTGACAACAGTGTGAGCAAGGACTTCCCTCTTGACGTGAAAAGCTTCGACACGGAGCTAATGGAAGAACAGCAGCCTCGTCAAGAAAACGGCAGCACGTTCTTCGTGCTTCCTCCTTTTTCTTACGCTCTTGGCGTTAGCCTTGAACGCATCTCAATGCCCAATAATGTAATGGGCATTACAGATGGGAAGTCAACGTATGCAAGGCAAGGGACCATCATTAACGTTACGCCAATTGAGCCTGGCTGGTCTGGTTTTCTCACTATTTGTATTGTCAATCCCTTGGCTTTTCCATGTCGCATCTACGCTAATGAAGGCATCGTTCAAGTGATGTTCATCAAGCTAGAAGGTGATGTTGCTAGCGCCTATGGCGATGGTAAATACCAAAACCAACAAGCTAAAGTAGCTTTTGCTGCTGTATAGCTAGTGAGCGCTCTTGAAGATCAATTTCTCGGCTTGTGGCAAGCACATTTTCCCGATCTTCCATTGATTAGGGAATACAGCGACGTTAGTAGCTGGGAGATGGATTTTCAAGAACGCTACGCTAAGAGCAAGCGCTCCAAACGCTATAGAGCAGATTTTGCACATCTTCCTTCTTGCTCTCTCATTGAAATACAAGGTGGCACTTTTAATCGTGGCCGTCATGTTACTGGCTCTGGCTACGAACGAGATGCCAGAAAATTCAATCTTGCCATGATTGGTGGCTGGAAAGTATTCCTACTTACTTCCCAAACGGCCAAAGAAATCGCCTGGCTTGAGAAGATCGCTGCTGTTCTGAGAACGCCTTGATTGCTTCTCCTGCTTCACCAAGAAGTTGATCTGCTGCCTCTAAATCCATTTCTTGCATTTGCATGGCTTGGCGTAGCTCAAGATTTTCTTTCACTAATGCAGTCACTGCCTCTTGCATATTGCTCCAGCCTTCCATCATCATACAGGCCACTTCACGCACCTTATTAATATCATCACACTCGGCAAGAGCCTTCTTGTTTGCTACAAGAGCAAAATCCCTTTCCATGCTCCGCTCAAAAGGCCCCATAGCAGCAATACATTCTTTTCCTTTGTAGCTTAATCCTACTGGAATAGAAAACATTCTTGACATTGTTCCTCTGTTGTTTGCTTTAGCCTAGCGATGCAGCAAAATGGCAGGCAGTTTGTTTACCAAGTGGACGATGGAAGGAAAGCCGAAAAGCTTGGTACGGCTTCCTTCAAGGCCCTCCCGAAAACGCGAGTGTCCCACACTTGGGAAGTTGGGCAAACCGTTGTGTACGTACAATGTACGGCTGCTGGCTGGATGCCAACAAGCCTACTAGGCACCATTGCTGCCATTGTGAAAGACGGAAGACAAACTAAAGCTCGCATTGTTTGGCACGCAGAAACCAAGGTGGCGCCTATCATTAGCTTCCAGAGGCTTCGTCCTTTTTTGTTAGTTCATGACTTCTTCTCCCCTTCAAGCCATTGATCCCCTCTGTGACGGTATTAGCTTTGTCAGGCTCGTTGATTGGATGGGAAGTTCGCTTGACATCGTTTGTGATGCGCGGCAATCTTTCGATCAAGCCTCTTTTGAATGGACTGATAAAGATCAAAAGCTTCTTAACTATCTGGTAAAGCATCAACACACTAGTCCCTTTAGGGGCGTTGTCACTAAATGGCAAGTTAAAGCTCCGCTGTTTATTGCTCGGCAATGGTGGAAGCATGTAATTGGTGGCACCTATGCCAATGATCAACTGGGATGGAATGAGAAAAGCTTCCGCTATTGCGAAGCGGACGATGACACTTACTATATGCCTCGTCAGTTTCGTTATCAAAGCGCAAGCAATAAGCAGGCTTCAGCGGGCGATCTAGAACCTTCTATGAACCAAGTGGCAATGATCGAATATGCCAAGGCGTTAGAGCAGTCCAAGCAGGCTTACAGGGCTCTCCTGACGCTAGGCGTAAGCAAAGAACAGGCTCGTGGAATTTCGCCCATGAGCACCTATACAACTTTTACGTGGACCTGCAGCCTCCAGGCCCTTCTGCATTTCCTTTCATTGCGGGATAAGCCTGATGCACAAGGCGAAATCCAATGCTATGCTCAAGCGCTAGCCACTCTGGCTCGCCCTCTCTTTAAAGAAGCTTTCCAAGCATTCGAGGAAAATGGCAATGCCTTTTGAGCAATCTCCTGAAACTTTCCATCCAGTAGAACGCCCTTCTCACTACGCCAGTGGGGGAGTGGAATGCATTGAAGCGCTTGAAGCCTGTTCTTCAACGGAAGGATTTCGCGCCCATCTGAAACTCACCGCCATGGCCTACCTTTGGCGCTACGAAAAGAAAAATGGGCTAGAAGATTTATGCAAGGCAAAGTGGTATCTTAATCAACTCATCTTTGCCCTTGAAACTGATCAAGAGCGTGAAGCTCTTGCCGCCATTCAAAACAATGCTGACAATAGCTGCAAAGATGGAGTGTGTCCCATTCCCGGTGTTCGCTTTGATCTTCCGCCTAAAGAAGGCGAATTATTCGCGCCAGTAAATAAAGTCTAAGCTGCTTGCCATTCCGTATAACAAAAGCCCCCAGCGATGGGGGCTTCTTCTTTTGACGGTGGAATGTAGTAATCACGACGCTCTGCAAATTCTTCAATATCTTGCAGGGAAGTATGAGCGCTAACAAAGCTATTATGATGCACCCACGCTAACAAAACCTCCTCACGCTTTTCGGTCCAAAAACGTTGTGGGCGCCACCATTCAAAAATAGGCTCTGCTCCTTTAAGAAGATTACAAGACTGGCAACTGGGCACTAAATTATATTTTGCAAAATGAGGCCCTCCTTTACTTTTGGGGACAATGTGATCAATGGTTAGCTTCTCATTCCATCGTCCACAATAAGCACAAGCGCACTGCCCAAGTGGCCCTTTTAACGGATAGTCCTCGAAAATAGCTTTGCGAAATCTTCTTCTAGCATCTCCAGGGCGAAGTTCAATGAGAGAATAAAGCAACTCATCAGGACCATTCGCTCTTTGCATGGCGCTATTTACTTTTTCTGCAAATAATCTAACGAGCCTCTATTGATTAATGCGCTTTAGCTAACATTAAGTTTGCAGAACTTCCCATGGACTTTTTTAGAGAAGGCATGGCCAATTTTGTGGCCACTATTACGGCGGGCATGCTTCTTTCTACGGGAGCTATGCTTATTACTGTTGGTAATCAACAAGCCAAAGTGGCAGTACAAATTGAAGCAATCACAGAAAAACTTAATACGCTCACCGACAATATGAGTGGCATTGAAACGCGATTACGCACTCTGGAAACCGAACGCTAGGCTATAGAAAACTCTCTTGGGACATTAACCATGACTGGTGCAGAATGGTTCGTCATTGGTGGTATCATCATCGCTGCTGCTGATCAAATTCTTGATCGTTCACCATGGAAAAGCAATAACGTATTGCAACTCCTTATGGAAGGCTTGAAAACTGTCTTCCGCGTTAAAGGCTGAAGCCATGACGGCTTCTAATAAAGCTTTCTGGGATTCGTGCTTTCTTCTTGCCCGTAGGCATGGTGCGCGTTTTCCAGAATTAGTTGCAGCTCAATGCTGTCTAGAAAGTGGTTTTGGAAAGCATACGTCTGGCATTCATAACTACGCAGGCTTAAAAGGCGATGGCACTAGGACCACCACTCAAGAATGGTACGATGGTCAATGGGTGACAATCAAAGCTGGTTTTCTTGATTTTCCTAGTCTTTCGGCTTGCATTGAATATTTAATCACGCGATGGTATAAAGACTATCGTCAATTTAAAGGCGTTAATAATGCGCCTAATCGTTATGCAGCGGCACGCATGCTTAAAGAGCAGTCGTATGCAACTGATCCAGAATACCCTGCGAAGCTATCAAAGCTTATGAAGGAATACGCTCCAGAATCCACGCAAACTACTATGATTGGCCCTAAAAAACGCCCTCAAGACTTTGGTTTTAAGCCTGGCGATTCGCATTTGATTGTGAACGATGCAGTGGAGACCATGAAAGCTTTTTCCTATGAAGGAAAGCTATTGTGGGAAATTCCTTGTCTTGCCCGTGGGCAATATAGTGATTTTGAATGGCGCATTAAAAATAGTGATTGTCCTCCAGGTTTGTACAAAGTAGGAACTATTTATCGAGATTATGACCGCGTAGGAGATAAACCTGCTTATGATCGTACCCTTATGGCTTACGGCTGGTATAGCTTTGACATGATTGATCTTGAGGGACAAGAAAGAAACAATGGACGTGCGGGGATTATGCTGCATGGCGGATCTAGTGCGCTCGGATGGCCAGGCGCGTGGGCTCCGAATCAAAAGTTAATGCCAACAATGGGTTGCTGCCGTGCTCGTAATATTGATCTTCGCGACAAAGTGTTGCCGCTGGCGAAGAAGGGGTCTATATTTATCAGTGTTTATCAAGAAAATTAGGCGATATGACTCCAGCCTGCATTTTTAGCTATATCTAAAATAGCTCCTCTTGAAACATTAAATTGCCGCGCTAATTCCAAGGAATTACTGGCATGGTACGAAGTGCGTTTGTAATTATTTTTGATGTACAAAACTTGCTCTTCGGTCAATTTTGACATAGCGTTTCTGACTCCAATCGGATCTGTGCCGTGACGCTTCTTGTCCTGCATGTTTTCGCTAGTAGTGGCCCACCTAAGATTGCTTAAACAATTATTGGTTGGATCGCCATCCCAATGCGCGGCATCATGCCCAGCGGGAGATGATCCAACAAATGCGCTCAAGACAAGGCGAGATATATAAGAATAAGAAACTTTCCCTTCTTTCCAAAGGGCGACGGTGCAGCGGTTTTGGCGATGCGGGTTAATCTTGGGCTTCAGAATTTTGCCCTTCATCCACTGATCACTGCGTTTGTCGCTCTTGCACAGTCGATCTAAGCTCCTGACGCGACCAAGGTTGCTTACCTCATAAAGCCCTTCGTAGCCAACGACGGGACGCCATTCTTCTATCATGGACATGATGCCTACCTCTTTCTAGGTATCCGTGGGCAGGGAATTGCAGTTCCGCTGCCCTTTCATCTTAGACGATGCCAAAGAAAATATGAGTCGCGAAAGCTGGTTTAATGCGCTCTGCTACGAAGCAGGGCTATGGGCCATTGAAAAATGGCCCTTTCTTGCCATCAATCCATGGCTAAAAATGCTAATGGGGTATTGTCGTCCAGACTGGACAGAATGGAAAACTAAAGTCGTCATGGAAGCAGTGGATAAACAAACTGCTTCATTGCTTGAACAATGGGAAAAAGAAGAAAGAGAAACAAAAGCTAGTGCATTAGCAGAGCAAGCTCAACAGCTTTTTCCCAAGGCAAAAATCACGCCACTGCCAGATGCCATTGTCCCTTCCATCCTCATTGAAACAGCCCCGCCAGACGATGCCAGCGAGGCTGTGAAGGCGCTTGGAGGAGAATTGCGAATTACGTACCAGCTTCCCAGTTCAAAAGCGCCCTAAGGCGCTTCCATTTGGTTAGTTCTTTCTCGTGATGGTCTTCCCAGCTAGCAATTGCATCATTTAGTCCTTTGATGGCGATGGAAGGGTCATCGTCAACGAGAAGCTCCTGAAGAGCGTCTGAGATGTGATCCACTTGCTGCTGATACCACTGGTCCTTAAAGGAATCCATGAACAAGCGATGAGGGCGATGACAGCTTAGCATCGCCCAACTTGCACTAGCTCCTAACTACTAATTTCATAAATTCCACCAAGATATCATCTGATTTTGTTTTATTTTGCACGATAAAGAAAATCCTGTCGTTCGTTGATAATTGCACAATTGTTTGAATGGTCCCATTTTGTGGCTGGTTTGATTGCGTGCCTGCATTCACGTAAATTTCACTTTCTGAAATACGATCAGCATTGGCATCTAATGCAGACGATGCATCGCGATTAACGCCAATGTAAAAACCACAAGTATCTTGGCTGCCAGAATAAAAATTAAACGTAGCAATGACATGAAAGCGTCCACTGGTTCCTTTATATTTCAAAGAATTAGTGGAGATGTCTTTTTCAAAATTTACCAATGAGTTAGTAAGCATTGTTCCAGATGCCACCGCCCTTCCATTGGTAATCGGAATAGGAGTGGGAGTTGTATTGGCCTTTAGATAAATAACGCCAGAGTCTTCGCTGCGTGGTGGTCCTTGCGTGCCAGGTGCAGTTAACAATACACTTACATCACTTTTTGTTACATTAATATTACTATTGTCTTCAGTGACAATAATAGAACTTTGCTGCTTTACAATTTCTACTGCGGTCATGATCAGGGCCTCCAAGAAAGGCCAGGATTCCAAAAGGCATTGCCTTCAAGGAGATAAAACTTATCCCCGGCTGCAGTCGTAATTAACACGTCATATTGCCCTTGTTCAGTAATACCGCTTGTCGTGGTTGCTTCTAAACGCATGGTAAACATGCCGCTTGGTTGTGATACAAATGGGGTGGAAAAAGTGGCTAATTTGCTATTGCCAAGTCTGTTCCATAAGGTGCCGCTAATCGTATAGCCACTCATATTGACTGGCGTTCCAGCGCTGTCTTTGTATTGAACAGGCAGCTCAAACGTGGCACCTTGATGAATCGTTATATCGTATTTACCTGGTTCTGTCATTGTATTAAAGCTTTTCTTTCATTGTAGAGACAAAAAGAAAGGGCCTTTCGGCCCTTTGCTTATTTGCCTTGTCCTCGACTAAGTTTGCGTCCATGACTTGGCTTACTATTGGCTCCATTACCCTGCCTAGTGCGCTTGCTTTTATTGGGAGAATGCAGCTTTTGCCCGCTAATACCAATCTTTGCTTTTGCTGCCATGAATCAATAAAAAAATCAACTCACCTAGCTTAATAGACGATTCACGGCTTCATAGCACTGGCATCTCGTATTCCTGAGTGGCATTGCAATAATGCTTAAAAATAATTTCGCTTGTATTTCCAGCCCAAGACGCTACTTGTGGCACTGGAATGCCAGCTTTTATCCAGCGACTAATGGCAGTATGACGGCAATCATAAGGACGATACAAATGCGAAATAATTTTGCTTTCATACAGAGGCATTAGCTTTTTCCTGAAAAAACTTTGAAAAGCAAGTCTATCCCACGGGAAAATATATTCATTGGTTTGCGAAAGTTCATTAAGCATTTCTTGACAGCGACTATTCAATGGCACCCAACGACGCTTGTTAGTCTTAGTGCTATTTTTTAGACCATGAGTGAGCGTGTAATTAGCATGAACAAGAATCTTGTTTTCTTTAATATCACCCCATTTCAATGCTCTCACTTCTCCAGTGCGCATCGCAGTTTGAAGCATGAATTCTGTATAAATAGACCAATTTACATCACGATGAGTGCGTTTCGCCTCTAAAGCTGCTAAAACAAGAGCCGTTTCGTTCCGTGGAATAACAATAATTTCTTCGTCACGTTGAGGGGCCTTGGGCATTTTAAAGCTTGCCAATGGATTTTTATCAATAATTCCCACATCTTCTTGCGCAGCCCAACGATACATCGTTTTAACGTACATTGCTACGCGACGAGAAGAAAGCACAGGCTTTTCTCCAAGTGCCCAAATCATAATTTTCCTTGCGTCGTTAATATCTTGAATAGGACAACGCGCAAGCCATTTTTCCACTTGCTTGTAATCAGAACCAAGGCTTGTTGCGCATAAAGAAATGGAGCGCTCTTCCATGAAGGCGCTCCAAAGTTGTAGCAATGTGGTAGTCATGTCCGTTTAGGAGGTGCTAGCCAATTTACCCGATAGGCTTCTTGTTGTCAAACTCGGAAGTTGAGGCGACTACGACTGCTCAATAACTTAATGGCGATTAAGTAAAGAGTCCGAGTCAGTCGTAGCAATGGGTTTGAAGTATTGGCAGGCGTGGGGATTTAGCCAATACCTGCCAGCACTTGCAGTGAAGGTGACTACTGGGCTTCAAGCTCGTCAGCGATGGCAAAGAGTTCTTGTCTCACATCATTTGCTTTCGAGAACAGTGCCCACGCGTAACCAAAGTCAACTGTTGGGCCAACGGATTCCTCCGTAGGCTCTGGTTGCCACGGAACTATCTGATCCGCAGCAGCTCGCAGGGCAGCGGCAAGGCGTGCGTGCAACACAGGTGTGGCGCGTCCGTACCCACCGCCAGCTTCAACGGCTGCGTTGATTACCGCTTGAGCGGCGGGTGAAAGTTCAAGCATAAAAGTGGAAGCGATAGCGATTAGGAAAGCTGGTGAAGCTGGTTCAAAATGGCGTTGCAGGCGTCAATCCATCCATCTTCATAAGTGTTTTCATAATCTTTGTAGTCATCGGGGTCTGCACGTAGCTGCTCGATGAAGTAAATTAGTTTTTCCTTATCAGACATGGAAATAAGCTCCACTGTTATGGTTAACAAAAATACTACGAAATTTCTTTCCTGAGTTTAGCGGCGCACGACTGGTAGCCCAAGCGATCAATCCACACTGCTACCTCACGGATGACATCACGAGTAATTCGCTCTGACTCCCTGTCGCAGGCAGTACCGTTTTCAATCTCTGCAGCTATCCGTTTTTTCAAGCTCGGCAGCTTGGGGCGGCGGCACAACATCAGGTCTTCGCCATCAAGACCCCAGTCGTCCATCAGCGCACAGCACGCTTCCAGCTCTTGGTCTGCACCCCATTGGGCTGCACTGTCAATAAGGTAGTCGTACACGCTGGTGTTCGGCGCTTCGTCAAGCCACTTGTCGCGCAGTTTCTGCGGTGGGGTGATGGGGTGTTGTTGTGTCATGGGTGATTAGTAAAGATGCCTACTAGGCTTCGATTTCGGTGGCGATGGCGAGGAGGCGATAGCGCACCATCAACAGGCTCGGAATCATGGCCGGAGATCCCGGCAAAACCTGATCTGCAGCAGCTCGCAAAGCGGCGGCGACATCGGATTTGATCTGGTCAATCGACTTCAGACAGGCGTAATAAGGCACACCGTAGCGCTTAAGCGTCACGGCATTCAGTACTGCTTGCGCGGCGGGTGAAAGTTCAGACATAGAAGTGGAAGCAACTACTCAGAAAAGGCACCGTAGATAGCGATGGCACCAATCGCAAAAACAATTACAAGGAAGAGCACGGGGTCAGTCATCGAGCTGCTCCAGCGCGCGGAGGATGATGTCGCACACGAGGTCGCCGCCGTGAGATACGCGGAATACAGTTCTGATTCCGTCTAGTTGCTCCAGCGCCTGCTCCTTTAAGCTCGGCGGCTTGGGGCGGCGGGCGGTGCGGAGTTCATCGACATCCTCTGGCTCCCATTGAGCACAGTGCATCAGATACTCACAGCACGCCTCCAGCTCCTGGTCGGCGCCCCATCGGGCGGCTTTAGTAATAGCCTCTCTAAATACTTCCGAAGTCAAAAGGTTGCGAGTAGGACCAGTCTTAAACTGATTCCAGATTGAATCCACCAGCTCAGGCGGCGGGGTGATGGGATGTTGTTGTGTCATGGGTGATTAGTGGTAATGACTAGTGTGTCTCACTACTAGGTTGCAATGGACAAAGCAATACGAGATAGGACAAAGCCAACAGTGAGCCCTGTAGCCGCGATTAGAAGATGACGTTGATTCATGGTCATAGCCGTGTACCTGTGTAGTTACAGCTTGGGCAGTGGACGCGATGTTGGGCTGGCCAGGTTGCCAGAACCATGTTTGGCGTGGAGTCCACCAGCTCCTTACCGCACTTGGGGCAAGCGATCCCATTGGGGATCGGGGCGGAGCCGAACTGGCCAACTCGCTGTGCTCGGGAATGATTGTGGTCCTCAAGAGAAATAAGGTCAGCCATCGAAGTCCTTCTGGCTAGTAGCTTGGCGGTTCATAATCTCTTTGGAGGCGCTGAAGAAATTAGTAAGCTCCCGGTAAGCGATACCGGCGTCCTCCACGATTTGCCCCTTGTATTCCATGCCGTCTGGGGTCAGGCGAAACACCGTGACACCGTTGACGATAAAGCGAAGAGCTTCACTGTCAAATTGAATGAGAGTTTGTGGCGCTGCTGGCTGAGAGAGCAGGATGGGTTCGGTTGATTTGGTCATTGGCTTAGTGCGGAAGACTTGTGTGCTGGTGGGCTATTTCTTTAGTTGCCATTCGCCGTTCTCATCTTGCTCGCCCCAGCGGCTGACCAAGGTTAGATTTTCGGTCCTGCTGGGATCCATGAAGGTCCAGGGCGCGTTGGGGTTACCCTTCATGCTCCAGTAGCACTTCCAATACCCAGGATGCGCGTCACGATCTTCATCGGTGACGTAGAGCAAACCCATCCCTTGGTGCCACCAGATGTCGCCGGGCTGTAGGCGATCCTCCGGTGGT